TGGTAACCGTGCGGTTCGGCACATCAACAGCCGTGACTGTCCGAGAGGCTGCCAAGTCCGCGTCGTTGTCAGAAGCATCAATCAGGTCCACCGTCATCCCGAGGTCAATACTCGGCAGTTCTGCGACGGTGATGGTGGTCTGGTTGTCTGCTGCTGGCATGGTCGCCAACTTGCCCAACCCATCCGAAATCAGATCGGCGTTGATGAGCTTGAGAATCCGGCGACGGAAGCCCGCTTCCATCATCTTCAACGCCGTCTGGAACGCAAACTTCGAGTTCCGTGCGTCTTGGATGAGTTTCCACGACATGTTGTACAGCCCCGCAAATTCTTGGAGGCTGAACGTCGCTTCGGTCGTGTCCGGGTTGATGTTCGAGGGTAACGCTCCCCCTTCGGTCAGCCCCGTCCACGCGCCGGGATTCTTCACCATGATGGGCATAATGAACTGACCGCGCCCACCGAGCGGCTTCTTGATCTTCTGGAACATATTCCAGCAGACCACTTCTTGGTTCACGAGATAGAGGACTTGATCTACACCATAGGTGTATTTCATCGCCTCAATCACGTCAGTGGTACTTGCCATAAGCTACAACTCCGTGGAGCAGCTCACTCGTTCTGACCAGGATTCATCATGGCCCAGAGTTCATCGGCGCGAGCCTCCGGGGTTTTATACCCGCCGGTCTTGCCGTCCGTAAACGACACCTCCCCACCCTTGCCGGGAAAGGGAGATTTCGCTTTGGCTTGGGTCGCCGCTTGACGGTCTAGCTCCCGAAATCCCTTGCGCATCGCGTCGAGACGCGAGCGCACCATCGTGGGATATTCAGCGTCGAGGTCGTTACCTTCATGGGAGTAATACACATCCTTGAGGTACTCGTTCGCCCACTCTTCATCGGGAAGACTGTGTTCATCGCGCAGTTTCGTCAACCGACCAGCGAAGTCGATTTCGGCAGATTTGTTGGTGTGCTGCCCCAACCCCGCTTTCATCGCCTTGTACTCGGTCCATAAATGGGACAAGGCTTGATCACGTTGTTGGATCGCTTGGTGGAGGGGGTTGATGCCCTCGTTGATAATCCGTTCCATCAACTGGGCTGCCGTCGCGCCATCCAGATATGACATGCCACGCAACTGTTCGAGCAACTGTGTTTGCTGCTGCTGTCCCTGTTGCCCACGCTGCTGCTGCATCAACTTCGCCTGCTGTTGCAAGGCTTGATACTGCTGCTGCGATTGTTGCTGCCATTGCTGCTGTTGCGACTGAAACTGGCGACGTTCATCCGCTAAGGCTTGCGACTTTTTCGTGAACTCGGCCTGGACCTCTTTCGGCCAGGACGCGTCTTCTCCACTGTTAGGGGATGTCTCAGGGGCAGCGACCGGCGCTTCCGCTGGGGCATCGGTGGAAGGGGTTTCGTCAATTTCACTCATATCAGGTCCCTCCGAATGGTCTTTGAGTGTGCATGAACGTATTCCTCTGCCGAGGAGTGGACATACACGTATTCATCCACCGTGTTCTTCTTGACACTGCAGGCTCAGTATAGAAATCCAGGGAAAGGGCTGTCAAGATGTAGGGTCAGCCCGTCACCGCTCCCCTACCGCTTGGGGCGACGGACATCAACGCGACGCTGCTCACTGAGCGCGATGGCCTTGGCCTGGGCAGGGGATGTCACCCGCTGCCCGTTGGAGGACTTGAGGGTCCGCCGCTTAAATTCCCCCATGACCTTGGCGACTTTCTGCTTGGGCGCTTTAGCCATTACTGGGGCCGAGGTGGTTGGGATTGCTGAGTCTGCGCCATCGCCTGGGCCAACGCCTGGGGCGCTTGCGGGGCAATCTCCTGGCTGGCCCGGAACTGGTCGAGTGCCATGTCAATGGCTTCGGCGGCGGCTTTCGCGGCGGCTTGCTGGGCGGCTTGCGCCACCGCGCCCTGGATCTGTTGCTCGCTCTGCCCCTGTTGGCGGCGTTCCGACGCTTCCATGAGGAATTGGCGGCATTTGTTCCAGAACTCCACAAACCCCTGCTGAATTTCGGGACTCGCGCCCAGAAACTCCATCGTCGCCATTTCGGATTCGAGTTCGTCCATGATGACGCGCAGATTCCAGAACGGCATGGGAATATGCTCCGGCAGGGGGGACCCCTCCCATAACCGCTCCACCAGCGCCATCCCGAGCTTCCGATACTTGGCTTCGGCGGCTTCGCGCCCCACATCCCCCATATCGAGGTCGGCCGCAATCTTTTCCTTGTCGATCCGCCCGGTACGCTCGTCGATATACAGCACATTGAGCGGGGACTGGAGATGTTCTCGAATCCGTGCCTCACGGAGCGCCCGCAGTTCGGGAACCAGGCTCCCCCGCTCGACCGTGATGGAGAAATCGGTCCCGGCCCGCAGCACCTCCGAGGTCTGGAAGATGAAGACCTCATCCTTCATGTTCCGGTCGGTGTAGTGGAGGGTGCGGAAGGCGGGGTAGTACTCCTTCACCCGATTCATCCGCATTTCCTTCACCTTGGCGAAGCGTTCCCCGATATGTTGGTAGAGATTCCCCCATTGGGAGTCGAGAATCTCTTGGAGCATCGGCACGGCCATCGGGCCGCGCATATGGCCCATGCCCTTGTTGTCTTGGAATAAATCCACGCCCCCAGCAATCTCCCGCATGAGCTTGATGGTCAGATCGATGGACTGCATGAACCAGCCAGGGAGTTGGGGAGGATCACGCCGCTGCACCATCTTGACCCCAGCCTCGTTGAGCCCGTTTTCGATGGGCGCGGGGTAATCGACCGGAATGTCCTCCCGCTTGAGTGTGGGGCCGAGGAGTTCATCCCCGTAGATGGAGGCGTTGGCCTGTTCCCCGAGTTGGGAGAGGCGTTTGTTGAGAAAGCGTTGGGGCGCAATCAGGTCACTGACGTAATCGTTGCTCCAGAACGTCGCCACTGTGGGCGACCAGTGGAAATCCACCAAGGGGATGAACCCATAGGGATTGTCGTCGTCATGGAGGATCTGTTCGCCTGGAATGAAGGCCGTGTACTTCCCGCGAGGATTTTTGTCGGAAATGGGCTGGTAGCGTTCGACCACCACCGAGAGGTCAGGGTCACTGTGGGTACGCGTCCCTTGAATGCGGGGAATCAGGTCTTGGAGGTGTGTAGACCCCGTAGGGTCCCCGAACTGTTTGATGTCGGTCGAGAGAATCCGCACTTCCTGGGCATCCTTGATGTTGTCGATGGTGCCGGCACTCACGTCGTAGTTCGCCTCGATCCACCCCAGGGTCCGAATTTTGGCGATGTAGACGGCTTGATCAGGGGAGAGGTCATCTACCGAGCGCACGGAGGCGTCGATGAAGACATTGAGGGGACTGAGCACTTCACTCCCGACATCCCCCGTGAGGACCATATCCTCCACGACCTCGAACTGCTCTTTGGGGGCCCCCTGCGCTAAGGCCATCTGCCGCATCGTTTCCGGCACGACCTCCCCGGTCTGCACATGCGTCCACATCAATTCGTTGGTTTCGGGATCGAACCGGGGCATCGGTTCCATCGTGGCGTCTTTGACCCACGGGACATACTCGAAGGCTACCCCACCCACGGCCATCCACCAGAGAATCTCCCAGGTGCGGGACGGCTGGTCGAGCTTCTCATCGAGGGCGCGAATCAGCTTATCGACTACTTCGGCCTTGGCAATGGACTTGGGGTCTTGTTTGTCGGCGCGGGCCTTGAAGACGGGGGCGATGCTGCTCAACCGGCCCATCATTTTGTAGAGCATCTGGGCGGCGAGGTTGAAGACGAGGTGGAGCTTATTGGGGTCACGGCGGCGGGTGAAAATGACGCGGTTCTGTGACCCGATCCACTGCTCCCCGGAAATGAAGGAGAGGTTGGTCAGAATGCGGAGTTCAACCGATCCCACATTGCGGGCCTTCTGTGCCCGCAGCCGGTTGTAGTCGTCGGTGTAATCCGCTAGTTTTTCGCTGTCGTCCTTGGGCATTTACTGCGCTCCCAAATGAGCGTCCGGCCAATCGGCCAAACGTCCTTCATCCACGCTCTCCGGGGGAAGGGGGTCCGGCTGCCGGAGGTGACGCATCAAGAGTTGTTCCAGTGAATCCATCCGGTCCATCAGCACTTGCAGGTCCGGCTGCTGGGGGTCCGGCAGGCGTAACCACTGACGCAAGACTTGCCGCATCCACTCCATGTTTCACCGCCTCCTCGAATAGCGTATCAAACGTACGCGAGTCCGTGGACCCTGTGTGATTATTCTTCCGCGTCAGGGCCAGCGTGTGCATGATAAACCGCACCTTGGCTTCCACGGTACGGAGCCGATCTTCTACCTCCTGGCGATTCATCACTGTCCTCCTAAATGCACATCCACGGGTCTGCCTTTTTTCCGTCGTCGAATGGGGTTCCCCAACCACTGCACACTGCCGGGCATCGGCTGTGAAACGGGTGGGGGGTGGCTCTTGGCACGCGGGTGCCGGGACAGGACATGCTCGATGCAGTCCAGCACATGATCGTTCACCTTGAGCCGCTCGTACTTCCCCGCTGCCGTGGTGCGGTCGGGCCACTGCGCATTTTCGAGTTCGTAGGGGAGGATCTTAAGCCAGGGGGCCAGGAAAATCTGTTCGTGCTGGAAATACTGCCGCGCTGCTTCGGTGCGCACTTCCCGGCCTCGTTTGTTGGGGAGGAGATGCACCCCGTGGTGCAGACATTCCTGCTTGAATTGACTGTTGCTGTCCACCCACGCCATCGGGCGCGTTTTCCATACCGCCGCCATGCGGGTGAGGCCTTGGGCCCACGACAGAATAGAGGCAGTCGGGTCGAGTTCGGGGGTGTTGGCGGCGTAGTTGTAATTCGTGAGTTCGTCCAGCACGTAGGCGTGGCCTTCGGGGGAAATGCCAATCACCGCCGCCGCGCAGTAGGTGCCGGTATCCGCGCCCACCTCCACCCGCCAGTCGTGGGGGAGCTTGAAATTTTCTCTGGTCGCCCCCTTGTCCAGGTGATGCCACAGGGTGGGGTGGGAGTTGAGGGTGAAACACCGCTCGCCCCGCTGGTAGTGGTAGACGCGCCCAACGAAATCCCCCAATTTCCCCATATAGGCAATCGAGAACTTTTCGCGGGTCAGCAGGTGCTTGTCGCGGTCCATCGCGGCCTGGTCGAAACTGTAGGGGTTCACCATCGCCGGAACCGCGCATTTACAGACCCAGCCAGGGAAATCCCGGTGCCCGTGCCCGTTGTCATGGAACACCTGCACCCACGGGCGGTCGGGGGTGGTGGGAAAGATGGCGTAGCCCTGCCGGACGCGCAAATTTTGGGCAATGGAGGTGAAGCATTCGATGCCGGGGAGTTGGTAGGCCTCGCAGTAGATATAGGCGTCGACTTCCTTGCCTTTGAGTGATTCGGAGCGTTCCCAACTGCGGGCCTCGAACCGCGCCCCGTTCTCCATCTCCAACCAGAGGCGTCCGTCTTTGGGGCGGTTTTGGAGCGATTTATATTTCTGGTTCAAGCCGCGCTCCGAACACAGGGCTTCGAGGATGTAGTCAAATTCCGGGGCGCACATGTCGTATTCGTTCCCGACTAAGTAGACCAACGCATTGGGCACGGCGGCAAAGCCGGCACCCCACAACCCTGCGCCCGCCGACTTCCCCGACTTGTAGGCCCCCAACTCCGCGACCACCTTGGCCCGACCGTGGGTGCGGGGGGTGAGGACCCGCTGCTCGACCGTGCCGGTCGGGAGACAGACCTTGATGGAGGGGCGGGTGTCGTGCGCATCCGTCACCTCCTCCGTCAGTTCGTAGCCATCCGTCGTGACCCACCAATCGGCCTGGTGTTCAAACGGCATGAAGGCGGTGTTCTCGCAGATGAACTGCCGAAATTCCGTCATCAGCCGGTCCCGCAGCGCAGGGGGCACGGTGGAGGTCGCCATTTAACTCACAGGCGTGGCGGTGTGATCATATTTGGCGAGCATGTCGTGATAGAACCGCGAGAGGGGCGATTCCTGCCCCGCGAGTCCAGCGAGTTTCGTTTCAATGGCAATCCGGCAGGTATCGGCCTTCAATTTCTCATTCCCGCCTGCGTCGACGTAATTGGTCGTCCAGAGAAAATAGGCCATCTCGTTGTAGTGCTTCTTAATCGCTACTTCGAGCCGTTGTGCATCGGTCATCTGATGCCATTCCTCCCCGCCACTATAGCGTTGGAGGGCGGCCACCACCTCGGCCTGTTGGGGCCATGTGTCAGCCGCGAGTTCGGCAAAGTCGGGGGGACTGGTGAGAGGCAGAAAATACCCCACCGCATCCGAGAGCGGGGCCCCGGAGAGGAGCATCAGCGCGAATTGGTCAGCTTCGACCGGCGTGAGCTTCCGCATCAGGTACCTGTTCTTCTAAGGAGCCGACTCCAATGAACGTGGGCGTTTTCATGGGGGCACTTTCCAGTCGATGGGCCTCTTTTGCGGAGGGGAAGGTGATATAGAGCTGACATCCGCACGCTTCAGCAAAGCGGAGGAACCATTTCAGGGTGCTGGTCCCGCCTGCCCCCCGTTTCCGGTAGAAATACTGATTGAGCGAGGCTTGCCGGATTCCGAGACGATTTGCCAGGGTGCGTGTGGTCAACATGGACTGCACCCGCATTTCTCGAATTAAATGGGCAAATCGGCGCTTGTCCGTCACCACGTCGAACGTCACATTCTGTGTTCGGGCCTCTTGTTCCTGTGGTGTGGACCGACGCCCAAAAAATCGACGCATTTCGGTCATGCTTGCCCCCTGACGCAGACGATACTCCGCCATTGTAGGGTCAGTCAAGCTATGCGTCCCACCCCCTCAATTTCGTAGACGGGAAACCCCCCTGCCGCACCCAGGTTGGGCCGATTAGACCCCTCCCACCATGTCCTTATCCCGCAACGGTTTACGGTCATTATGTATGTTGATGCTGATTCTGCTTGACATCCGCTAAGTCCTTTAGTTGCAACAGTTGAAGCCTATGCTCACGACCGCCTGACCGGTGAGATAATGCTAGCAGTACGTCAGAGGTCCATAGAGACTAGATAGACACGTACTGCGCAGGTCTTTGACAACTGAAGAGAGGCGCGTACTCTTTCGAGTAGTACAAGCCCACTGTACCTAGTCAGCCACTAGGGATCATCGTAGCTATAGGAGCATAGCGAAAATGTCCAAAGCAAAATCACGCCAGGGTAGAAAGAGGAAAGGCGGTACCAGTAAGTCGGCTATCGTTACCGAGTTCCCCTTGACTGCGAAAGTCGCATCTGAGCTTACAGAGCGACAAGTAGAAATAAAGAGGGACTGTACCCTAGTAGAGAAAACGTATCTCTACTTCCTGGCCGCGGCTACCGAGAAGAACCTGAACCCCGACAAACAAGGTAAGCGTTGGGGCACGGTGATATTCGAGCCGTTTGGTATCGGTACCTCATTTGCTGGCAAGCTGTTCAGCTGGCTTAAGGATCACTCAACCGTGAGTGAAACGGACATGGCCGCGTTTGTAGACTTCAAGGGTGGGGAGCAGGGCACATTGCATGCCGTGCGCACTAGCCTGGAACAGAAGGGCTTTATCTGGGTATCAACCAGTGAAGTCGGACGAAAGGTGCGGGGTGCAACGATTAGTGGGCACCTGGTGCAATTCAGATCTACTTACGACGCCTATGTCCACACTACGCATGAAAACTCGCAAGCATCGGACATGAAATCGGTGTGGGGTTAGCATGCGCATTTACCGAAACGGTAAGGTGATCACAGCCACTACCGGTTTACATCCTGACACACTGTCACTGTTGACAGAGGATACAAGACTGGTGGACTTGGTAAACACGCAGGATGATGTAGAGATTGATAGAAAAATCTGCAAAATCCTGGGGACACCACTAGCGGATAAGTGCCGGGAATTCGCCACGGCTTATGAGGAAAAGAAGGGCGAATGGGAGTCGTGGTCATTATGTGAGGAGGACGGCAGTTTTAAGATATAGCACCACAGGGTCGAGGTCGAAAGGCCTCGGCCCTTTTCTGGTGTACGGGAGGAAATATATGAGTCAACCCACCACATTTGAGCCAGCAGATCACACGGCAGCGCCACGCTGTCCCTCGTGTGACGAGCACAGGAAATCGCGTCAAGGCGCACTGATACCGAGAGGGACGAGAACGGTAGACGGGACGAGCAGCAAGTGGTGGATGTGCATGGTCTGTGGGCAGGAATTTACAGTGGAGGAGGTGTAAGGATGCAGCATAAATATGTGGTCTACATCACAACGCGACGAAGTTTCACCGTGAATGCTCCGAACAAGGAACAAGCAGTCGTGGAAGCGAAACAGTTAGCGGCCGGTCAGTTGAGACGAGCAGGCAAGGAGTGGAATCAGGCAATCAACGTGGATGTGGTGTACCGCCAAGAAGGAGGGAAGTGATGGAACGGAATACAAGATACGACGTAGTGCTAGAAGTTCCGCTGACGAATGTGGCACAACTGGGAGTTCTCACGCTGCCAGGGGTAGGGAATCGTGAGGGCGAAACTGTCGCACTGACGCTGAACGTTGAGAAGCGAGCGCTATGTGGTGAGCCGTTTGTTGAGACAGCGAAAGTTACCGTCACAGTCTGCGCGCAGAACGAGAGCGAAGCCTTGCGCTATGCCGATTCGTGGATTGCGATGGGAGATCAACGGTGGCGGACCTCTGCATTCCCTATCCATCGGCATTGGAATCAGGAGGAGGAGGCGCGATAGTGCGTATCAAGGAACCCAAGAAGCCTACCAGACTCCCGAATCGGGAGTTTGCGGTGAAGGATGGGAGTTTTCGGAGTGCATGCGAACGAGCAGGTGTCAGCCCGACTAAACGCCAAGCGAGTAAGTACCGCCGCAAGGTGGGCTTGGCCTATCGAGAGGGACACAAATCATGATGAACCTGAAGACGTTGACGTGGACGGAGAAGGATCAGCATCTGTTTGACATGCTGACAGCGATGGTTGATCCCACGCCAGGAGTACCGTCGCCACTGGGCGTCGCTGCCTTAGTGGGACCGACACAGTGTGGGAAGTCTCGACTGGTGTCGTACTGGGCACAAGAGCGGTTGGGATTGAAGATGGTGTATTGGAATCCGCAAACCGACACACCAGAAGACATCGGAGGATTCCCACATCGGGTGGGTGGTGTGATTCGGTGGACACAGCCTGCCATCATCCCGCCGGAAGTGTTGGCGTTGGATGGCGGATGGGTGTTGTTCATTGATGAGTTAGACAAGGCACAAGAGGAAGTGCTGAGTTGTGCGCTGTCGCTGCTGAGTGAGCGGCGGATTCGAGACACACACTTGAAGCCGACAGCTATTGTGTGTGGACTGAACGCGCCCAAACGCCCACTGAAAGATGAACTGATGGCACGGCTGCTGTTCATTCCCTATCCCATGCAGGGATACAACGTCTTCGAGCGTGGGGATTTGCAGAGCGTGGCGAAACTGTTGGGAGATGTGGTTGTGACGCCAGAACCCACGTTGCCTGAACTCCCGACGACGTTTGGAGGCGCGCACCGCTTCAAGGCGTGGGTAAGCGGCGTGGATTTGTTCTGGCGGGACGAGTACGTGCGACGCACGGTGGTCGAAGGGACGTTCGCGTCACAACATGCCGCCGCCGTCTTGGGACGCTTAGAGGATACCTCGAGTCTACCGGCTGAGCAGTGGGCAAAGACGCAGGATGCGGCTGAAGTCGCGGCGGGCCTGCTCGACGTGTTGCACTCGATGCATCAGACAGCGGCACTGACAGATGCTGCCACGTCAGCGAGTGGGGAACACCAAGCATCTACGCCGGATGAGGTGCTGAAGATCCTCACGAAGCGGGCGGTGGAGGATGTGACGGGAGAGCTGGCGCAAGTGTTGGATGCATTCTTTAACACACCGGATGCGATGGCAGCGCAGGAACGAGGCGCAACGCCAGAGATGCTGGCTGCAGGGAAGCAGGCGTTGTTGAAGAAGTGGACGCAGATGAAAGAGCAGAAGGAGGGAGCATGACGGTAAAGCTTGCACCGAAGAGTCATGTCACACGGGCGTTGTGTGCGGCAGTGCCAGCAGGGAATGTGCTGATACAGCCCGAACTCCCAACGTGTGCGACTGGACTCCGTGATGGGCAAGTGGTGTTGATTATCGGTGATGCCTTCCTGCACGCATCAGAGCGGGTGCGGGAACACATGCTCAGGCATGAGGCGCACCACATCTTCTGCAATCACAGCGCACGGCAGGAGGAGCGCGAGGCGCAGTTGTGGAATGTGGTGTGTGATGCGGCCATCCATCACAAGACCAATGTGGATTGGGAAGTGGTGGAAGCGTCGATGCAGGAGCAGAAGGCTGAGAGTCGCGTCGTCACCTTCGACCGGCTGAAGATTGCACCATGCCCACCGGAGGTTGCCTATGACCGCTTGAAGGATGAGCGGCCCGAGGGGACGGAGGGGTGTGGACGCGAGCGGGCGGATGCGTATGCCGCAGGCACAGGTGGGGGGAGTGAGGAGGAGCAAGGGAAAGTGAGTACGGTGTGGGTGAAAGTCACCACACACATCGCCCAAGCTGCACAGCAGGAAGCGCAGGAGTCAGGGCAGCATCCCTTCGAGCCGGTCGATGCGCAGGGTGAAAGGTTGGCGAGCGCAGAAGGGACGGGGAGGGGTACACCACCTACGACGCTGCCGCCTGCGCCACCGTGGGTGATGCAGTTGCTCGACACCCTCATCAAGACACGAGGGCGCACGATTCGGGGACGGTCATGGCGACGCGAACATCGGCATGGGAATCCATTGATGCCAGGACGCGGGCGCAATAAGCGGTGGGATGGCGTGTTTGCGGTTGATGCGAGCGGGAGCATTGACGAGGCGGCGTTGACGCTCATGCTGGCAGCGGTCTGTTCGACACCGGAATTGCAGGGGAGTAGTTGTTATCTCTTTGATACGCAAGTAAGCCCTGAGTTTCTGGTGACGGATCAAGCGGGGATTATGCAGCAGGTGGCCCGTCACCGAGGCGGGACCAAGATTGTCCATGCACATGAGGTGATCGGGGTGGCCCGTCCGCGAGTGTGGTTCACCGATGCATGTTCGAGTGATGGCCTGCCGCCGCAACGAGCAGAGGATGTTTGGGTGCTGTTTGGCTACGGCGGCAAGGTAGAGATTTCCCCAGTCGGAAGGAGGTTATGAGATGCCACGTTATGAGAGGCTGACTCATGTTCAGGGTGGGAGAAGCAGGTTTCGGACGGTGTATCGCAAGCTCTGGCCCTTCTCGCAGATGTACCGGAAGCACGCACACTACAAGCCCGCGCATGAACATGAACTAAGCGACGTGCATCGCTATCACAGTTGCGGGCATTTGTGCATGGGACCACATGGGTCACGCAACGGATCATTCCGGTCCCACTACTTCCAAGAGGGACTGCAATGGGGCTGTTGTCGGTGTCGGGAGGTGGAGCGTGTGTTCCGTGTGCCTATCAAACGAGCATGGCCCCCGCCGTGGACGAAATATCCACGAACTGAAGATGTATTAGCACGCCCACAAAAAACCATCGCCGGATTCACGAGCGTGATGACACGCGAGCGGTACGGGTGGACGAATGTGCCAAAGGATTACGGCCTGGCGAGTCAAGATGCACGAGTGAAGTTTGCAATGACAGCAGGGATGTTGGACGCGATTGAAGAAGTGGAACTCCATAAGCCAGACGCGCCCACGCCATTGAGCGAGAAGGACCTGTCCTGGGCGAGCGTGACTGCGGATCATACACGCAAGACGTTCTGGGATACTGCCCGTTATCAAAAGGAACGGATTCCCTTCGCGCCCGCGCAGCACTTGGGGTGGCACGCGGGATTGCGTCGGCCTGCCCTGAAGCAGCCAGGGTACTGGGCACGGGGACGGCCATCCTATCGCTACCTCCTCGACTTGTTGGGGGTGATCAATGGAGCGACCCCTGCAAAGTTCAACCTGATGTGTCCCTTCTGTAAGGCCGTGTCCCGCACCCTCCCCATGTCCCTGTTCTGGGAGGCGCGTGGATATAGCACAGAGGCCGCGCAATATATGACACGGCGGGAGGAGGCGCAGCGCATCCAGATGAAGAAGGAGTGGGGGTACAAGGCCGCAACGGTGCCGCCCTATAGTGTCTACACCGGAGCCGACACGCCCAACTACCTGCCGCAGTTCTGTAATGCAAACTTAGATATCTTTCTGGGAGCGCAGCCATGAACGGACTGACGTTGTATGAGGGACCGAGTGCGATCGGGCCGGACCCGATTGTGGTGCTGGCGTCAAGCATTGGGCGCACCAGTGCCAATATGAAAACAGGGGATTGCGTGCAGGTGTATATCGAGTTGCGCGATCAACATCCCCAAGAGGCACGCAAGGCGGGCACGGATGTGAGTAACTGCGGGGACTGTAGCCTCAAGCCGAGCCTGAAGAATCCAGACGGGGAGTGCTACGTGCCAGGGTACATGCTGAACCAACCATGGTCGAGTTGGAAGGCGACACCCCAGGCCTACCCGCATGGGAGTTTGCAGAATCTCCCCCAGTGGAAACCGATTCGTGTCGGGGCACATGGGGATATGGCAGCGGTCCCCAATGCGGCGGTGTTCTGGTTGGAGCAGTTACGCGGGCATCAGTGGTTGGCGTATACCTCCCAGTGGCGCACCCAACGCCTGCAAGCCTTGGCGATGGCGAGTGTGCAATCACCGGCAGAGCAGGCGCAGGCACAGGCGATGGGGTACCGCACCTATCGACGGTATCGAGGGACGCTGGAGTTACTGACGCGGGAGATCGAATGCCCCTTCCCCCGTGTGCAGTGTCGGGGCTGCTTGTTGTGCAACGGGAAAGGGCAGACGGATCAACGGAAACATATTGCGGTGCGGGATACCAAGGAGAAAGGATTGCATGAGCGAATACGACGAGCCACCGGAGTGGGTGATGGAGTCGGCGCGAGAGGAGGCGCGAGAACATCCGCCCCAAGGGTGGGGTGAGGGCGAAGTGCGATGGCCTCCCCTGTGCCAACGATGCGGGGGGCGTATGCTGCGAGCATGGGCCCGGCAGTATTATTACTGCCCTGGGTGTGACGTGTGACGACACCCTGACTTCTATTATGGTGTGAATCGTGAGACTTTAGGGGGTAAACCCTTGAGGTTACAGGAGTTAGGTCAGTCTCACTCTACTGAGACGATTGAGACAAGCTGTCTCGTTTGCTCCCCCAAATACCCCTCTTTTAAGGGGGGTGAGACTTTCGTAAGTCTTGTGTTTCTACCTCTTTACTTAATTACTACAGGGATAGTCTCATAACCATACATATTAAGGAGTCACTATGTCGAGTGTCGTGAAGGTCACGAACGGGAACCTCAAGCGCATCCATGTGAACAAGCATGTCATGGCGCGGAATAGAAAGGAGGCCGATGACGAGCCCGCCATTGGGATTGAGATGAGCGGGGCGAAGAAACGGTATGGGCATCTCATAGAGATACATGGACCCTCCAAGGTCATCCATGATCAGGACAACCCGCTATCATGTGGGGCACGATGCTGGGTCGAAACACGCGCCGCCGTCACTATCGTTCAGGTCGGATGAACCCTGAGCGCGTACGCTTGGAGGCATACCAGCAGTTGCTGGCGTTGCCGGACGAGCCCTGTATGGAGGGGCAGCGTCGGTATCACATCACGATGCCCATGAAAATGGAGAAACAGCAGCGCCTGTCCTTCTTGCAGCGAGGACTGGTGCGGTATCTGCAGTATCGAGAACTACAGCGAGGAAATAATGATTAGATTTGCTGGACTGCGGCACGCAGTGAAGGTGGGATTCTTGGAAGCGGAGATGGTGCGGCTGCTCAACCTTGCCAGCGTGTGGAGTGCACGCCATGGACGGGACATCCGCGTCACGAGTTGGAACGACCACGACCATGCGAACAAATCCCTGCATTACGAGGACAGGGCCATCGACTTTCAGGTCTTGAGTGGCGTGGTGTTGGACAAGAAGGCAACAGCTGATTTAGCCAATCACTTTCGGGGAAACCTGGGGCTTGGATGGGATGTCGTGTGGAATGTTCCAGGCCATTACAATCATATTCATGTGGAGTGGGATGTGCGCCAACGGGAGCGTGAGGAGGAGGGGTAGCTATGAGTGATGAGCATGAGATAAAAACCCTCCAGATAGAAGACGAGGAGGGGATTGAACGAGTAGCAAAGCAACTCGGCGTCCCCATAGAGCGGGTGCGCAACACGATTCTCTTCTCGATGGCGGTGCATGCGGAGGTGCGCGAGCGCGATCTCTCGGTCCAGCAAACACTCTCAGGATTGATGTCGGTGGTGGGCGATGTGCTGCGCCACAACGTCCCGTTCTTGGAACGGGCAGAGGTAGCGACGGATATTTACCAAGTATTGTGGGGGGCGTGCGGCCTGCCGACTGATGCTACCCCACAGGAGAGGACCTATGGCACGAAAGGGACGCCACAAACCTAGTGATATGCAGCTCTATATGTTCGAGGTGCGGCTGCAGAACGACCACTTCGAGATACACGAGGTGTTTGCCTCCTCAGAGGAGCGGGCACGCTCCCTCCTGACTGACCGCTTTCTTGGACAGTCCCCTCGGATTACCGTCTACAATAAACCAAGACAGAAGGAGGGGGTCAAGAAGTAGACCCCTCCCCTATTTTAAAAATTATTTGCAGGATTGAGGTGCTAGATGAAGTCGTGGTGGAAATCGAAAACCTTTTGGCTCAACATCGCCACGTTAGGTGTGGCGAGTGCGCTCGACCAGCCCTCGACGCCGGTCGTCACGCAGTGCCTTGCCGTCGCCAACATTATCCTTCGGTTCATTACGCACCAGCCCATCGGTGGAGCATCGTCTTAAGTCTCTGCTGTCGTCGCCGGAGACGTGGGTGCGGGCGCACGTTGGTAATGTCCTCGCAAAGCTTTGGTCAAGATGCCGAGTGAGCAGAGCTTTTCGAGCTGACGGAACACCGTCGCCCGACTTGCCACCCCCTCCAGCGTCGAGAGAATCGTCGTAGTGGGAAGCTGTGCCCCATCAGGGATGACCTGATACACAGCCAGTCCCGTCGCCCCGCAGTGCTGAAGGATAGTCGCTGCCTCCCGTCCCATCGGTGTATATAAACCCTTCGTATCTCGGCTGAGCCAATGTGTCTCAGGTGCGGCGATGTGTGAGACGATATCGAGCCTCGCAGCATTGAGGATGTTCTCCCCTGGCACCTCATCGGGAGCGGTGAGGGCGAGTTGGGTGGAGGTGAACGCACTCAAGGCTGAGCTACCAGAGATGCGGTCCTGCGGTCGGAGAAAGGAGAAGTCGGAGCGGGCCTTGGTGGTGTGGTGCGTGCCGAGGAGGGTGTAGCCCTTGTCTTGGCAGTAGCGGTTGAGTCGGATGAGGGCCGGAGCCACGAGGTGGTAGCGGTTGAGGTCGACGCCCAAGAAAATGATGAGGGGATCGACAATGATGAGTGGACCCTTGAGCTTATCGAGCAGGTTGAACAGGAGCGAGAGCGCATCGTATTGAAACATGCGAATGTCGATGTCGCTATTGTCAATCATGGACGCATGAGGTATGGTCGTCATGTCGATACCCACGTCCTTTGCCCGATGATAAAGCGAGTGAATAGACCGATCCCCTGCGATGTACGACAGTCCCTGTGGCGGGGGAGGGATGTCGATGAAGGACGTGCCTTGCGCCCAGGCATGGAGCATCTGCAAGAGCAGTGTACTTTTGCCGGAGCCGCTGGCCCCCGCAAGGATGGACACCTCATGGGAGGGGAGGAAGGAGTCGAAATGCATGAATTGGATGATAGCACGAGGAGGCTGAGCAATGCTACTAGTTGACCGCACTCGCATCGAGGCAGACTGGACCTGCCCACGGAAACGCTACTGGCTGACGGAGTATGACGGAGTCGGCATCGTGCCTCGTTCCATGCCGGAGCCCCTGGCCTTTGGCATCGTGGTGCATGAGGGATTGGAGGCACTGACGAGCGACACGGGAGGGGATGCGCTGGATCACATGACAACCCTCCCTGAGTGGGGGCTGCTGGCCCAGGACCAGCAGTGGGTGGCCGAGGTCTTGATCATGGCGTTCGAGGTCGAGGTCTGGCCCCAGTGGAAAGTGCAGTATGAGAAGGTGGCCGTTGAGCAGGAGCTAGAGTTCGAGCATGAGGGGGTGCTGTATATGGTGCGCCCCGACCTGCTGCTGCGCGAGCGGAAGACAGGGGACTTGTGGTACCCCGACTTCAAGACCTTCCGTGGAGGGTGGAGCAATCGGAAGTGGGCGTATGCCCTGCAGCAACACCTCACTATCCTCGCCTGCGAGAAGGCGACGGGGGAGAAGATTGTGGGGAGTTGGATTCAGGGACTGGGGAAGGGGACGCTGCGGTACGGGAAGCTCTACCATCCCTTGGTGTATGGCTATCGGAAGCACGGATCACCTGGCCTCTACAACACGCAGTATCACGTCACGCGCAAGTCAGGGTTCGAGCGGTTCCCGACCGTGGAGTACAAGGACTTGGGTGGACGAGCGGGGTTGCGGGCATGGGTGCAGTGGTTGCGCAAGACGCACCCCGATACGCTGAGTCCCCTCTTCCCACGCACCCAACCCATCTTCCTTAAGCGGGAGATGATGCAGGAGTTCCTGCAGCAACGCACGAAGCGGGAGCATGAGATTGCAGCGGCGACGGACCTGGCACCCTTCCCGCAAAACTTCTCGGCGTGCGAGTCCCACTTCGGGACGTGCCCGTACTTGGATGCGTGTTGGGTACGCACCGTGCGCCGTGATCCGGTGGGGAATGGGTTGTATGTGCGCCGCACTCCACACCATCAAGCGGAGCGCACCGTAGCAGCAGGGGTGACTTAACCCAGTGGTATACTCACGTTCTTTTGGAGGTGACGATGGCTGAGCAACCGTTAAATCTCCCCGATGACTTAAGCGTGTTGTTGTATGGAGACACGGGTCACGGGAAGACAACACTCATCGCTGAACTCGCAACCTACCTACGGGTGCATCAAGGGAAGCGCACTGCCGTGTTCCTCGCTGACAAAGGGAGTCACAAGCCCTTCAAGATGTTGGCGAGGCATGACGTGGTGCGACTCTACCGTCCAAAGGGGAACATCTGGTTGTGGGTGCATCATGCCCTGCGTGATGAGGTGCGGAACGAGCAGGGCAAGTATGAATCCGTGGCGACGGAGGACGTGGGCTTGATTGTGCATGAAGGGCTGACGGCATACGCCGAACTCCTGATGGCGGGCCTCGCACAGATGAGTGCAGCGGGGACCAACGTGGGAGGGGAAGGGGCGTGGAACGTCACCATTCGAGAGGAGCAGGATAGTTTAAAGCTGGGCACGTCCAACCGTGCACACTACGGGATGGTGCAACTGCAGATTCGAGAAGGGATTCTGTGTGATAAACCTCCCGTCCCCCACATCTTCACGGCAGGCGTGCGTCGTGGAGAGAGTGGACAGAACACGCCCGTGCTTGGACCCTTGGTGGTGGGTGAAGCGTTGACCTCCCAACTCCCACGCTGGATGGACTACACCTTTCGGTGTGCCATGACAGCAGGGAAATATCATCTCCACTTAAGTCCACACTTAGACCCACAACTTGGGCCACGCACTGTCGTGTTGTCGAACCCCCGCCTGCCCTTGCAAGGGGCGAAGGTGGTCGTGCCCCCCAGCATCGAGCCAGCCAGCCTGGTGAAAGCCTTGCAAATACTCCAAGCACGCGAACACGCAGCAGAACTGGAACTGACTAACCAACTCAAAAAGGAGAAGGCATGAGCATTGACCCAACGACATTGAAAGCCCCAGATCAAGAACAGTGGGCCGCGTATGACCGCGAGTTCCCTCCACCCCCACCAGCGGGACGGTATCTCTTCAAGGCACCCAACGAGTTCACGTATGAGGATCATGAGGGGTTCATGCGTGTGGTGGTAGACCCTGTGGAGATTCAGGACGTGCCGGAGGGGAAGGATGCCCGCATTCGGTTCACGCGGTGCAGTGCCAAGCCCCGTACGATGGGGCGCATGGCGGGGACGAGTCGGTTGACGGACTACCTCAAGGCGTGCGGGATTCCTCCAGTGGAGAGCGATGACCCCAACGACTGGGTCGCCGCGATTGACTCCACCGTAGGGGCGTTGTTCGAGGCGTATATTGATTGGGACGCCTACGATACGGAGACGCAGGAGACGCTGGCGAATCGGTACTCCGAGTTCGAGGATGACGCTGAACACCCAGGAGAGAAGGTGCCCTACGCCATCGAGCCCACGAGTGGGCGCAAGGTGAAGGCACGGGCGTCCATTCGGTACTTCATCACGCCGCGGTAAATGCTCAAGAAGCCATTGAAGTGTCGGGGGTGTGCGCTGCACACCCTCGGCACCGGCTTTGCTCCCCTTGATGGACGCGGTTCCTCGAAAGTCTTACTGGTCGGGGAGGCGTTGGGGGAACAGGAGGCAGAGCAAGGCCGTCCATTTGTGGGACCGGCTGGAAAAATTCTCGGCGACTGCCTGACACGGGCAGGGTTGGAACGCGAACGCTTTTGGTTGACGAACACCTTGTGGTGTCGGCCCCCGAACAATGACATCACCGGCCCCTATGCGCCTGCGGCACTCGAACATTGCTGGCAGGCCTACCTCGAACCAACGATTCAACGGCGGAAGCCGAAGGTGATTGTGCCCTTGGGGAACACGGCACTGGAACGCTTCACGGGACAGCGGGATATTCTCAGCACCCGTGGCTACGCCCAACCGTGGCGGCAGCATATTCTCCTCCCCTCCGTGCATCCCAGCTACATCATGCGGGGGAATGCGAACTACGAGGCGGTGTTGATTCGAGACTTGCAGCACGCCATGACCCTGGCGAAGCGGGGGCTGCACTATCCCTCGACACACTATGTACTGGACCCCCGCCCCGAGGTGGCGATGGCCTGGTTGGAGCAGGCGTTGGCGACAGGGAAACCCTTGAGCTACGACATCGAGACAGCCGACCGTGCGAAGCCCGAGGACGAGGTGGACCTCCGGTCGGCGGCTCCGATTGTGCGGATTAGTTTTGCAACGGAAGCGTATCGAGCAATGAGTATTCCTACGGGTGCCGCCTACCGTCCGGTGATTGACCGAGCGTTGCGGAGTCGCAATGCCAAGGTGGTCTGGAACGCGGCGTTCGATAACCCTCGCCTCCAGGCGAAGGGGTACACCATCAACGGGACCCTCTACGACGGGATGCTGGCATGGCATGTGCTGCACTCCGACCTCCCCAAGAGCTTGGGGTTCGTCGCCTCCATGCTGCTCACGGACCAGCCACGGTGGAAGCACCTGAACCGGCAGAACCATGCGTTCTATAACGCCTCGGATAGCGATGTGGCGTTGCGAATCACCCACCGGACGTGGACGTTGCTGCGTGAGGTGGGGATGTGGGACCTCTACAAGCAGCAGGTGGTGGAGATGGAACCCATCTACCTCCACATGCACACGAAGGGGATGCCCATCGACAGTGCGGTGCGCCAACGGCATGCCACTCGACTCCAGATCGAGTTCCAGCGCACGCATGCTGAACTGTCCCTGGTCGTGCCCGCTGCCCTCCTCCCACTCAAAGTCTACAAACAGTTCGAGAAAGCCAAGCGCACCTACCCCACCGGCCATGCCGCCCCTCGCACCGTCGAGCAGCAGTACTGTCCAAAGTGTGGGAAGCGGGGACGGATCAGCGCCAGGCATCCCTGCAAGGTGCCACTCGAACTGCGCGAGGGGACGGTGCAGGTGTGGGAGGTGCCGCAGCCCTTCGTGGTGAGTTGGCAAAGCATCCTTCGCTACCAAGACCACCAGCATCATCGGGGGAGTAATCGGCGGGGGAAGCGCACGACGGACGAGCCAGCCATTCGTGGGTTGATGCTGAAGTATCCAGTTGACCCCTTCTATCCCCTCATCCTCCAGCTTCGAGAGATCCAGAAGCTTGCCGGGACCTACATCGGACGCCCCAGCGAGGGGACGGCGCGGCGTGCCCATCAGGAGGTGGAAGGGGGACTGCCGGTGCGGAAGGATGGACGAGTGCATCCCTCCATCACCAACAACCCCGACACGCTCCGCACCTCGATGGTCAATCCCAACCTCCAGCAAATCCCCCATGGTGGGGGGTTGCAGGGGCTGGTCAAGGAGATGTTCGTGGCTCCGCGTGGGTCCGTGTTTTGGGAGGTGGACTACACCGGCATCGAGGCACTGTTAGTGGGGTACTTCGCCCGCAGTCCTCGTCTGCTGCGGCTCGCACGGATGGGGGTGCACGATTATGTCAATGCGTATGCCCTCCACTTTTTAGATCAAAAAATTCCAGCAAGCGATCTCCCAGACTTGGGGTGGGAAG